CCACATTCACTGTGGGAATGCCGCTGTCTAAGAGCGTCAAAATCGGGAGCATTATTTCGTTCGTCAATACAAACTCCGTGCCGATTTCGGTAATCCGTCAAGGCGGGGACTCCATTGTTTTCACGGCTACGCAAATCTTGACTGCATTCTTGCTGTATCCGGGCGACACCCTAGTGCTGCAAGCCGATGGATCGGCAACATGGACGCAGATTGCCGGTTCCTGTGCAATAGATTATGTGAGGTCAAGGCACCAAATCGCCCCGGCCAGTCGACTCCCAAATACGAACTACACCAACAGCACCGGCAAGGTGATCACAGTCAATGCACTGTTTCAAAATACTTCAGCATTTCACGCAACTCTATACGCAACAAACAATGTATCCGCAGGCGACTATGTTCCTGCGGTTAACGCGCCATTCGGAGTACGACCTCAACTTCCAGTTCTTCCTGGCGAGACTTACGGATGGACATATAACGGAAGCTTAGCCGTTCCAAATCTACAGGGGTGGGTTGAAACATATTAAGGACAACAATGAGATTTTTTATCGATCCAGTTTCGCTGGGTATTTACTGCTACGAGGTTGATGCAAGGGATTTTATCAACACCGCTATCAAAGCCGGTTATGTCGAATGCGGCAGAGCGCCGGTTGAATGTGAAACCTGGAATTTTACGACTGACAAGTGGGTGATGGACCAGGCCAAACAGGCCGCGAATTTCAACGCCAAGGCGGACAAACACCTGCAGGCCGTGCGGGCGCTGCGAGAACAACTGCTCAACCGGCTAAGCGGACTCGGCTACGACGCCCTGAACGAAGGCGATAACGCCGTGGTGATGGCGACGCACGCAGCCCGCCGGGCACTGCGAGACATTACCGAAGCGCCTGCAGTGGTGGCGGCAACCGACATCGATCAATTGCAAGCGGCGATCAGCACAGCCTACAAAGCGATTGTGGCTGCGGCGCCTGAGCCGTTGCAGGTGGCCTTTGTCGGCATCCAGTTATAGCGCCACCAGGCCATTTACGGCCTGGTGCTAGCGCACTCAACAACATTTATCAATTTTTCAAGGAGCACTGTAATGCCTGCTGATTACCACCATGGCGTGCGCGTCATCGAAAAGAACGAGGGAACCCGCCCGATCCGCACCGTCAGCACCGCCGTGATCGGCATGATCGCCACCGCCGAGGATGCCGACCCGGTCGCTTTTCCGCTGGATACCCCGGTACTACTCACTAACGTGATAGCAGCGGTTGGCAAGGCCGGCACCAAGGGGACGTTGCGGCGCTCCCTGGAATCGATCGGCGCGCAAACCAAGCCGTTCACGATTGTGGTGCGCGTGGCTGAAGGCAAAGACGAAGCCGAAACCACCTCTAATGTGATCGGCACCACCACCGCCACCGGCAAATATACCGGCATCAAAGCGCTATTGGCCGCACAAGGCAAGCTCGGCATCAAGCCGCGCATTCTGGGCGCGCCGGGACTGGACACCAAGCCGGTGACGAATGCCCTGGTGAGCGTCGCGCAACAGATGCGCAGCTTTGTGTATGCGTCGGCACATGGCTGTTTGACCAAGGAAGAAGCGGTCGCCTACCGCAAGGATTTCGGACAGCGTGAGCTGATGCTGCTCTGGCCGGACTTTGTGAACTGGGATACCGCCACCAATGCCGAAGCGACCATGGCAGCGACTGCCTATGCGCTCGGTCTGCGCGCCAAACTCGATGAGGAAATCGGCTGGCATAAAACGCTCTCCAATATGGTCGTCAACGGTCCAACGGGCCTATCTGCCGACGTGTTCTGGGATCTGCAGGATCCGGCTACCGATGCCGGTTATCTGAATAGCAAGGAAGTCACCACGCTGATCAACAGTGGCGGTTTCCGCTTCTGGGGTTCGCGCACGACCGAGGTCGGCGGTTACTTCTATTTTGAGAACTACACGCGCACCGCCCAGGTCGTCGCCGACACGATCGCCGAGGCGCATATGGCCTATAACGATGTACCTATGCATCCGGCGTTGGTGAAAGATATCGTCGAGAGTATCAACGCCAAATTCCGCGATCTGGTGAAGCAAGGTTATTTGCTCGGCGGCAGCGCCTGGTTCAATCCCGAGTACAACAGCAAAGAGAATTTAAAGGACGGCAAGCTGGCCATCGATTACGACTATACGCCAGTGCCACCGCTGGAAAACCTGCTGTTCCAGCAACGCATCACCGACCGCTACTTTGCCGAATTCGCCGCCGCCGTCAATTCGTAACCATTTATAGAAAGAACGGAGCACACCATGGGCATGCCTAAAAAGTTAAAAGATTTTATTTTGTTCGACAACGGTAATTCTTACCGGGGCCAAGTGACGGAAATCACACTGCCCAAACTCTCCCGCAAGATGGAGGAATACCGCGCCGGCGGCATGAGTGGGCCGATATCGGTTGATCTGGGCAATGAGGCGATCACGCTGGAATGGACCGCCGGCGGCCTCATTTTGGAGGCCTTGCTGCAGTACGGCGCCAGAAGCCATAACGCCACCCAGTTGCGCTTTACCGGCGCCTACGAAAGTGACGACGACGGCACCGTGTCCGCGGTCGAAGTCGTGGTGCGCGGTCGCCACAAGGAAGTCGATATGGGTAACGCCAAGAGCGGCGACGACACTAACCAGAAATATACGACGGCAGTGAGCTATTACAAGCTGACCATCGATAACAAGCCAATTTTTGAATTCGATTTCATCAATGCGATTGAGAAGATTGGCGGCGTAGACCGCAACGCTTCCATTCGTAGCGCTATCGGCCTGTAAGCCAGATCAAGAACAACCCCAACCCCCTTCTTTTTTTTACTGTTAAAAACCTCATTGAAAGCTCTTATGAAAACCACCCCAATTACCACCAACAACAACGCCGGTATTTACTCCAAACCGATCCCCTTGGACGAACCCGTCAAACGTGGCGACACCGTCATCAGCGAAGTGGTCATCCGCCGGCCGAAATCGGGCGAGCTACGTGGCGTCTCCCTGATGGATCTGGGCAATCTGAATGTGGCGGCCTTGCAAACCATCTTGCCGCGCATTACACAGCCGACCCTGACCGCCCAGGAAGTTGCCGGCATGGACCCGGCGGACCTGACCGAACTCGGCAGCGAGGTAGCCATTTTTTTGGTGAAGAAAGCCGATCGGCTGGCGGCCTTCCGGACCGAGTAGAAGATCCGATGGCCGATATTGCGGTGGTGTTTCACTGGCCGCCGCAGGCCATGGATGAACTGGATATCACGGACTTGATGGCCTGGCGCGAACGCGCAAGGGTGCGCAGTGGAGCGGCGGAGTAAAAGAAACGATGAGCGATAAACAATTGCGGTTACAGGTGGTGTTTGCGGCACTGGACAAGCTGACCGGACCGCTGAAAAAAATCACCGGCGAATCGTCCGCCCTGGGTAAAGCCATCAAGGCCAATAATGACCGGCTGAAGGAACTGAACGCCCAGCAAAAGGATGTGGGGCGTTTCCGTGAGCTGCGCGCCGGTCTGGACGCGTCTTCTTCCAAATTGCGCGAGGTGCAGCAGCATGTTGCCGGCCTCGCACAAAAGATGCAGCAGACGGCCCAGCCCACGCGCGCCATGACGCGGGAATTCAATGCGGCCGTCAAATCCGCCGGCGCCATGAAACGTGCGAACCAGCAGCAAAGCGAACAATTGCAGGTATTGCGTGATCGCCTGTCCGGCGCCGGCATCGGCACCGATCGCCTATCAAAACATGAGCGCAGCTTGCGCGGCGATATTGCCGCCACCAATGTCCAACTGGCCGAACAGCAGAAGCGATTATCGGCGATTGCCGGCCATCAGCAGAAAATCACCGGCGCCCGCCAGCACGCCGATAAGTTGCGAGGGGCAGCCGGCAATGTGGCCGCCGCTGGCATTGGTGCGACGGTCGCCGGCGGCGCAGTCGGCGCGCCCATCGTCAAGGGACTACAGGAAGCGAAGCACTATCAGACCGAGAAAGCCCGTGTCACCGCCCTGGGTCTGGGGCCGCAGGTCAGCGCCGATGCCGAAAAATACGCCCGTTCCATGAAAACCTACGGCACCAGCCATGCCGAGAACCTGGAACTGGTACGCGACAGCATGTCGGTGTTCGGCGATCTGCCGCATGCGCAGATGGTGGCGCCCATGCTGGCGAAGATGAAATTCGGCAATAAGGCGTTCTACGGCGAAGAGTCCGGCGGCGAGAATGAACGCAAGTTCATGGACATGCTCAAGGTCATCGAGGTACGCGGCGGAACCGCCAGCTCTGAAAAATTTCACAGCCAGGCGAACATGGTGCAAAAGGTGATTTCCGCCACGGGCGGGCGGGTCGGTCCGACCGAGTGGCTGAACTTAATAAAAACCGGTGGCATCGCCGCCAAGGGCATGGATGAGAAGGCGTTTTACTACGAGCTGGAACCGCTGGTGCAGGAACTAGGCGGCTTTGGCGTCGGTAACGGTCTCATGTCGAGCTATAACAATCTG